CTTTGAACAGGAGCGACGCGCCTATCGGAACCTCGGCCATCGCGCCAACCGTGACGGCCTCCCGATTCTTGTACCAGTGACCGGCCAGGAGGAGAACGAGCTCCTCGACGCGCGACGGGAGCTTGCGCTCCGGGTCGTCGCCAGCGTCGCCGCCGTAACCGGCTTCAAACTTGATGCGGACCGGGTCCCGGACCTCCCGCGAGAACGACGGCCAGGACCAGCCGGAGGCGAACCAGAGCTCGGCGCCGTCCTCCGTCGGCCGCCATCCGTACTCGGCCGGCGCGACGATGCTCGAGACGCCGTCCTCGCCGACGTAAGCGACCTCCTCGATGGCGACGACCGGCGCGCGCGGGAGACAGACGTCGCATGTCGGCCAGGTCGACAGGGTCGCGAGGAAGGTCGTCGGCCGGAGGACTCGAGTCGTCCGCTCCTCGACGAGCTCGACGGCCGCGCGGACCTTCCGCTCGAGGACGTCCTCGTCGAACGCATGGTCGATGCGGAGCGCCTTCCTGACGGCCGCAATCGGAATCGGGAGCGCGTCGTCGACGGTGATGCGGCGGAGATTCATGCGGCGGCGCTCCTGGTCTCGGCGGAACATGACGCGCGGCGCTCAAAAACGAAAGGCCCGCCGTCGCCGGCGAGCCCTCGTCCGTCCCATCGAGCGCGCGAGGTCAGGTCTCGGCGCGTTGACCTCGACGAGGCCGACCCGTCTCGGCCGGCGCGGCGGCGCCGTCCTCGGCCGCGCGTTCCTCCGGCGTCAGGGCGTCGCGGCGAGCGGTCTCCCGGTCCTCCTCCTCGCGCTCCTCGTCCGTCAGGGCGGCCCGGCGGTCGTCCTCGGCTTTCTGGTCCTCGGCGTCCCGCTCCTCGTCGGAGAGAGCCGCACGGCGAGCCGCCTCGGCCTTCTCCTCCTCGGATTGCTCCGGCGCCTCGTCGACCGGAGTGTCGGCGGCGGGAGTCGACTCGCCGGCCAGGCGGCGCGGAGTCCGTTCGCGGCGGTCGCGCATGACGACCCCCTTTTCGGGACCGTTGGCCGCCTTGCCGCGGTTGGCCTGGCGACGCGGCTCCTGGCGCGGCTTCGTCTCGCGCTTCTCGGCGGGTTTCGTCTGGCGCTCCTCGGCCGGACGGTTGTCGGCCGCCTCGAGCGCCTTGCCGGCCGACTCGATGGCCTGGCCGAACTCGCGACGGAAGGCCGTCGCGGCTTCCGGCGTCGGGAAGGTGATTCGGACGTCGCGGTCGTTCTCGGCGCCAACGTCGAGGACCGCGCCGGCAATGTCCTCGGCGGTGATTTCATCGAGGGTGACGGCCTGGTCGAGGTCCGGGTCCTGGTCCTCCTCCTCGACCGCCTCGGCGAGGCCGTTGCGGACCAGGGACGAAATCTTGACGGCCGACGACGTCACGCGTTGGCCGCGGCGGTAGAGCTCTCCGTCATGGCGGAAAGTCTTTAGAGCAGTGGCTTGCCTCATATGCTCCTCGCAAAGGAAAGGGCCGCCGGCGATGTACCGGCGGCCCCCAACCTAACGCGCGAACGGGGCGCGCGCGAGGTTTACGCTTCCTCGAACGGTCCAGCGACGAACGCCTCCGGCCGCGAGACGACGAGCGCGAGACGCTCCTCGGCGCGGATGGTGACGAGGTTCTTGCGGAAGTTGTCCGAGTCCTCCGTCGAAATCTCGACGTTGGCTTGCTCCCGGTCGAACACTTGCGCGCCCATCCGGAAGGCCCCGACCAGGAACTCGCCCTCCGGCATGGCCGTCGTATCGACGACCGGAAGGCCCCACAAACGCGGCTGCGCCGAGTTTTGCGGGTTGGCGAAAACGTACGCGTTGTCGTCCGTTTTCGTGAGCTCGATGTCCTCCCAATCGGACGGGTGCATGACGATGCCCGTCGCCCGAAGCTCGGAAATCCGGACCTGAGTCATGGCCCGACGGAGGGTGTCGATTTTCGTGTCGCCGGCCTGGCGACGCGCGTCGTCGAAGTCCGTCGCCTGCGGCATGATGCCGAGGATGTTTTGACCCATGCCGTCGCCGAGTAGGAGTTGATTCTCCTCGACGATGGCCAGGCCGAAACGGAGACGGCCGTCGATGTACGACTCGAGTTGCGGGACGTCGTCGAGGATTTGCTTCGACGCGAGGACCCAATGCGCCAGGGTCCGGACCTGCGCCGTCTCGAGGTCGAACTTGAGGCTCGACTCCGGCTTGGCGGCGCCCTCGGCGACCATGGCGGCCGCGTTGGTGAATCCGGTTTCCTTGACGTACTCGATGCTCGAGCCCGACGTCCGGCCCGGCATGATGAGGTTGCGAATCGTCATCGTCCGGTCCTCCGGCGCGACGATGCCGGCCAGACGATGCGGGACGAGGAGGTCGCCGGCCGACCCGTTGGCGTCGTTCGTCGCCGACGTGATGGCCTTGAGGCCCATGGAGGCGCGGCCCTTCCAGGCCTGGCCGCGCTCGAGGGCCGTCGCGACCTCGTCGGATTCGGCGAAGCGTTGGCCGAGCGACTTGACCTGGCCGCCGCGGTCGTTGGCCTGGCGCGTCGCCTTTTGCTCGAGGTCGGCGAGGCGGGATTGCATGTCCGTCGCCTTCTCGACCAGCTTCGCGAGCTCGGCCTTCGTCTCGGCGGCCATCTGGCCGGTCTTTTCGACCTCGTCATTCGCCTTGGCGAGGACCTTGTCGATTTCGGCGTCGCGCTTCGCCAGGTCGTCGCCGAGACCCTTGATGGCCTTGGCGAGCTCGAGCGAGGCGTCGGCGTCGTCGTCCGGGTCGTCGGCCGCCTTGCCGGACGGCTTGCCGTCCTTACGGCGACGGATGAGGTCCTCGGCGTCGGCCGCGGACGGGAGAGCCGCGAACGCCGACAGGGCGGCCGCGGAGGCGAGGAGAGAGGTTCGGCGCATGGCGCACTCCTGGTCGGAAGCTAGGTCCGAGGCAGGATGCTCCGGACCGCCTCGAGCGCGGCTTTCAAGTCCTGGCCGCCCGAGATTCGATTTTCGGCTTGATCGCTCCCGGCCTCGCGCCGGAAAAGCTCCGCATAACCCTTCGTCACGATGAGCCGGGCTTGCGATTTCGAGAGTCCGGCCTCGCACCGGAGGAACCTCTCGAACTCCCTTACGTCGGGAAGCGTCCCCTCCGCCAGCATAAACTTGACGGCGTCGACGCGCGCGTCGTCGTTCGCCGGGAAGGTGACGAGGGAGGTTTCGACCAGGTCGAGCTTTTTCAGGGTGACGACGCGCGTCTTTTCGTCAATCGACGAGTCGCGGACGTAGTAGCCAATCGACAGGCCGGAGACGGCGCCGGCCTTCGCGCGGATATAGGCCTCCTCGGCGACTTGGACCCCCTTAAGGATGGTCCCCTCGAGGTACAGGCCGCGCTTGTCCTCGCGCATGACGTCCCAAACGCCGATAGGTTCGCTCGAGCGGTGTTGCCACAGCATCGGGAGCTTGCGCCCCTTCTGCTTAATCTCGGCAATCGACTCCTTGAACGCGCCGGCGACGACGACCTCTTTGTACGAATCCTCGACGTCGAAAACGGAGCCATAGCCCGTCATCGAGTAGCCTTCGCCGTTGTCGTTCGCTTTGACCTCGACGTCCGAGAGGCCGAAATCGCGGATTTTCAGTCGCGCGCTCATGCGGCCCGGTCCTTCTGCATTCCCTCGGCCAGCCATGACCGGAGAGCCTCTCGCGCCTTGTTGGCGTCCGACGGAGTTTGCCCGAGGTCGCGGAGACGGACAATCGAGCTTTGAACGAGGAGCTCGTCGGAGCCCTCGATGTACGGGAGGTCCTCTTTCTCGCGCGCCTCGGCCGGCTGCATGACGGCGTTTTGAATGAGGCTCGAGTACAGGGCGGCGCGGCCGGCCGAGTCGGCGCGGAGGAGGCCCTCGACGGCGTGAAGCGGGTACAGATTGGCGCGCTCCGACGGGCCGAGGAGGCGCTTGCGGATGGCTTGCTCCGTCCGGACCAGGTACGGCCGGAGATCGAGGATGAGCCAGGCGAGAATGATTTGCTCGACGCCGCTTCCCCACATGGTTTGACCCTCGGCCGCATGGCCGACGAGGATTGGCGGGACGCCGAACCAGCGACAGATTTCCTCGATATGGAAACGCCGCGTCGCCAGGAGTTGCGCCTCCTCCGGGTTGAGCGTGAGAGCCTGGTACTGCATCCCGGCCTCGAGGATCATAAGCCGGCCGGCGCGGCTCGAGCCCGCAAACTCGTCCATGATCTTTTGCAGCTTGCCGCGCTGCGGCTCTTTGAGCTCCTGGTCGACCTTTAGGAAGCCGGACGCCTGTAGCCCGCTCTTGAAAATGCTCGCCGCTTGCTCGTCGGCCGAGAGCGAGCTCGCGAACGTCTGGCGCCCGTTGCGGAGGGTCGACAGGCCGAGCGCGTCGCCAAGGCCGAACCCCTTAAGGTGAAATACCTCCTCCTCCGGGAGGGTGACGACCTTCCCGTCCGGGTCGCGCCAGACGAAAACGACCTCGCCGCCTTCCCGGCGGATGGTGACGGAATCCGGGTGCATCGTCTCGAGGGAGGCGAACTGGCGAGCGTTCGCCGGGCCGCGGAGACCGGCCTTCCTGGCGAAGAAGTTGCCGCGGAGCGCGACGCATCCGTGCGCGCCGTCCCAAAACTCCGCCGGCGTCTGGTCGGCGTTCGGCGAGACGGCGAGAATGTCGTGCAGCCAATGGCCGGAGGCCGACGACCTCGAGCCGCGCGCGCCCTTCTCATACATGCCGAGCGGGAGGGTCGAGACGGTTTGCGCTTTGCAGCGGAGGGCGGACCAGGCGGCGGAGAGTTGGAGAACCGACTCCTGCGTCGTCGGCTTCCCCGCCCATGAGCTCCCGCCATAGAAGGCCGAGAAGGCGGCGCCGTCGCGGAGGGTGAACCGCCGCCTTGCAAAATCCCAAAGGCTCATTTCACCACCACAGGACGAGAGAGGAATCCGTCTAGGCTCTTACGCTTCACCTTGCGAGCTTTGGCAAGTCCGACCGCCATCGCCGCCGCGACCAGGCCGTCAATCCGGCCCGTCGATTTCAGTTTAGTGAAAATCGTTCCGCCTGTCCCGGCCGGGTCCTCGCGGACGACGGCGCTCGCCACATTCCAGCGGAGGACCGGGTTAACCCGGAAGTGAATCCAGCCCTCGAGGATTCCGTTCTCGAGCGTCTCGATGCTCGTCGGCATCCACAGCGGATTAAGCGCCGGTTGGCCGTCCTCGTCCTCGAGCGGCTTGCCCGTCCGGCGGTCTCGCATCACGCCGCCGCGCCGGAAGCCCTGCGGGTGCTCGAGCATCTTCTCGACCAGGGCGGCGAGGCCGAGGTCCTCGAGGTCGTCCTCGAGGTCTTTGTGCCTGTATCGGTCATAAGCGTACCCGCGGACGTCGAACGTCTCGTCGAGCCATTGCAGCCGGCGCGCGACGGCCGCCGTCGAGACGACCTTGCCTGGCGTCGGGACAATCCAGCGCCGGAAGGGCTCGCCGGTCTCCGGGTCGTCCTCGAGGCCGGCCCATTTCGCATAGTTGACGCGGTCGACGGCCGAGCGGTCCCGAATCGTGTCTCGAGGCGTGAAAAAGTCGACGAAAACGTACAAGTCGTCGCCTTCCGGGAAGGCCGAGGCGACCGCCGTAAGGTCTCGAGCGAACGAAAGGTCGGTCGCGATGTACGCCTCGGCGCCCGCGAAATCCTCGATTTCGACTTCGTCAGTCTCCGCTTTCGACCAGGTCTCGCGCGCCATCCAGGCCGAATCCGCCTCCGTCCAGACGCAAAAGTTGAGGCGGAGGACGATGTTTTGCTTGCTCGGCTGCTTTCTGGCCTCGTCGACGCGCTTGCGGAGATAGTCGACGCCGATTGTCTGGCCGAGGGTCGGATTTGCTTTCGGCCAGCACGACTCGTCCTCGAGCGGGTCGTCGCCGTCGTCGAGCGCGCAAATAAAGGCAAAGTAAGTGTCGTCGAGCTCTCCGCCGGTACACACTTTCACGCCGCGCTCGTGGTACTCGTAACAGACGGACTTGAGATCATGTCCGGAGTTAGTGATTAGCCACAAAATAGGCTGATGGCGGAACTTAAAGCCCGCCTCGATCATGTCGATAACGGTCGAGTCCTTGTGCTCGTGTACCTCGTCGATGATTCCGCAAACCGGACGCGGTCCGGACTGGCCGTCCTCCGACGAAATCGGCTCGAACTTGGACCCGCTCCGCGGATGCGTCAGGCGATAAACCGGGTTGACGCCAGACGCGACGACCTCCGACGAGAGGTCCGGCGAGGCCGCGCGCATGTCGACGGCGTCCTTAAACGAAATCATCGCCTGTTTTTTCGACGACGCGGCCGCATAGACCTCGGCTCGAGCCTCGCCGTCGGCGACCATGCAATACAGGCCGACGGCCGCGCCCTCCGGCGACTTGCCGTTCCCCTTCGCCTCCTCGATGTACGCGGTCCGGAACCTCCGGACGGAGACCTCGACCTCGCCGCCGGCGCCGTCGTCGACCATGCGGCCGGTCCGGCGTTTCCAGCCGAAAACGCTTCCTGTCTTGAACTTTTGCGAGGGCTCGAGCTCGAACGGGACGACCTGGCCGTCCCGGAGGACCGTCAGGACCTCGCGACAGAACGCGAAAAAGTCCTCGGCCGCGTCCGGGTCGAACCATAGCCCGCGCTTGTGTCCGAGCTCGAGGTCGCGAAGGTGGCGCTTACAGGCTCCGCGGACGTACGGCCCGGCGACAATCCGGCCGGAGACGACCTCCTCGGCGTACCAGGTGACAGCGTCAGCCGGTCGCGCGGCGGAAGAATCGGCCCGCGCCGTCGCCTCCGCTCCGGTTTTGCGCCGCGTCCGAGTCAAGTCGAGCCCTCGAGGAAGGCGTCAAGCCGAACTCGACGCACGTTTTGACGTACTCGCCTCGCGCCTTCGCGGCGATGCTGACGAGCGGGTGATGTACCAGATTCCCGGCGGCCGTTTTCGCGACCAGGCCGGCGACGTCCGAGGCCTTGCGCCCCTCCGCCTTGGCCGCCTCGATTTCGTCGGCCCGCGCGGCCGCGAGCGCCTTCTCCGCGACCGCCCATACGCCCCAGGCCTGACAGACGGCCGCGAACGCGCCGCGGTCGATGGCCGACAGGAGCCCGACGGAGTGAAGCCGGACGCCGAGCCGGCGCCATTCCGCCTTTGCCTCCGGGAGGAGCCATTCCGGCGGAGACGGGAGCTTGTCGAGCGGCTCGAGGCGCGTCTCCTCGCCAGACAGGCCGCCGGAGACGCTCCGGAGAGCGGGTTTCGGGCGCGGTTTTGGACCTCTCGGCGCCGGCAATGGCGGACCTCCTCTCGACCAGGACGGGAGGCGGACCATACGCCGAGACCCCCCGCCTCCGAAATGGG